TATAAAAATTTAGGTCTATTAAGTAAGACTGCTGGTATTCGTCAATCTATTGGATTACAACCGCAATATTCCGATGCAACTATTACCATTCTTTCATCGGCAAATAACCCAACTTATAGATTTACATTCTATGAAGTTTTCCCTACCACACTATCAACCTTTGTTATGTCGGCATCTGATACACCAGATACAGTTATGACTGCCGATGCCACATTCAGATATTCCTATTATAATGTTGACAAACTAGATTAATTCTGTTATACTCCATCTAGGAGGATTTGTAATGAGCAAACTTGATGAATTATTAGAAATGTGGGCAAAAGATTCTGTTATTGACAGAACTGAGCCAGGTAAAGAACTTACCAATATTCCACAACTGCATAGTAAATACTTGAACATACTTTCAAGGCATCGCCTATTGGCAAAAGAAGCCGAGTTCAAGTATAACAGAATGAAGAAAGTAAAGTGGGAATACTATACAGGTAAAATGGATGATGAATCTCTTAAACAACATGGATGGGATCCATTTCCATTTGTATTGAAATCCGAGATTACTACATACTTTGATAGTGATGAAGATTTAAATCGTTTAGTGGCAAGTAAAATGCTACACGATGAAATCGTAGATGTGTGCCAAAGTATTCTTAAAGAACTAAACTCACGCACATTCCAACTTCGTGATTTTATAGCATGGGAAAGATTCATACAAGGTGTCTGATATTAGATTAGAGAAAGTTAATGAGGCTTATATCCGTGTTCATTGTGAACGCAACATAGCTCAAGAACTTTCCGATTACTTCACATTTTATGTGCCTGGACACCAATTCACTCCTGCATTTAAAGCAAGATATTGGGATGGCAAAATAAGATTATTGGATTTACGAACCATGGGAATTTACCATGGTTTGGTTCCATACATTCAAAAGTTTTGTGAAGAAAGACAATATGAAGTAGAAGTAGATTCTGAGGTATCACTTACAGAGAACTTCTCAATTGCAGAGGCTAAAGAGTTTATTAAGACACTTGGTTTGCCACATGAGCCAAGGGATTATCAAATCAATTCTTTTGTCCATGCAATTCGTAATAAAAGAATTCTATTACTATCACCTACCGCTTCAGGTAAATCACTAATACAATATCTCATTCTTAGAATGATACAAGATATGGACTACAAGAAAGGTCTGTTGATTGTTCCAACTACTTCATTGGTAGAACAAATGTATTCTGATTTCGTATCTTACGGATATGATTCTGAAAAGTATTGTCACCGACAGTATGCAGGTAAAGACAAGGTGACAGATAAGTTTTTGACCATCACTACATGGCAATCTATCTACAAGAACCCACCAGAATACTTTGAACAGTTTGACTTTGTGTTGGGTGACGAAGCACACCAATTTAAAGCCAAGTCATTAACAACTATTCTATCAGGTTGCACCAATGCCAAGTATCGTATTGGTTGCACAGGCACATTAGATGGTACACAAACACACAAACTAGTATTAGAAGGTTTGTTTGGTCCCGTTTACAAAGCAACATCAACTTCAGAACTGATTGATAAAGGCCAGTTGGCTGCATTTAAGATTAAGTGTTTGATTCTTAAATATCCTGAGGCAGTCTGTAAGATTGCTCGTGATTGGGACTACAATACTGAAGTTGAATATATAGTTATGAACAAGGCTAGAAATGAGTTTATTAAAAATCTAGTCTTATCTTTGAAAGGTAATTCTCTAGTGCTATTCCAATTCGTTGAGAAGCATGGTAAAGATTTACACAATATAATCCAAGAACAGGCGAAAGGTCGCCAAGTTTTCTTTGTCTATGGAGGCACCGATGTCGATGTCAGAGAATCAATCCGTGCAATTACGGAGAAAGAGAAAGATGCAATCATCGTTGCTTCTTATGGTACTTTTTCTACTGGCGTTAACATACGAAATCTACACAATATCATCTTTGCTTCCCCATCAAAGTCCCGTGTTAGAAATCTTCAGTCGATTGGTCGTGGCCTCCGTCTAGGAGATGATAAAGAAGAAGCAACACTATTTGATATATCTGATGACTTCCGTATAGGCAAATTTGCCAATTACACCTTGAAACATTTTATTGAGCGTGTTAAAATATACGATGAAGAAAAGTTCAACTACAAGTTTTATAACATAGAGCTAAAAAATGGATAACATTAAAATAGTAAGACTACAAAGTGGCGAAGATGTTATTGCAGATTATACACAAGTTGATGGAGATGCATCGGTATTATTAACCAATCCAATGACCTTGATGTTTAAAAGAATGCCTACTGGCAGAGCAGTTATGTTGATGAGTCCTTGGTTGCCACTAGAACTGGTAGAAAAGAATGAAGCTTGGTTATTTGAAGCAGACATTCTTACAATCATTCAACCTAAGGCACAGATTATTGATTACTATAATAGTACCGTGAAAGAAGTGCAAGAAGATATGTTACAAGAAGAAATGCACGGAGAAAGGCTGACAGATATCTCTGATGAGTATGATGATGAGATGTCCGAAGAAGAAGAACTGCAAGCGATGGAAGAATTAGAAGAACTTAGGAAGGATGTAAAGAAGAAGTTATTACATTAATCTGAAAACGGAACACCGCTAATGTAACACTTGTCAAGCAGTAAATGAGGCAATCATAAGCAATATCTCCTTAATTGCTTGCTTTATAAGAAATTTGTGATATAATGATTGATATGTTAGAATATAATGATGACAACCTAAAGACAGTATCAGAGTTGATTTTGAAGAATCTCAGCTCTGATTTGCTTCCTAGGTCTTGGTTGGATAAGAATGAAATCAATCTTACATTCGGACATTGCCACAATGCAGCAGGTTGTTTGTATAAGGTATTTGGATCCAAAGCACTTAATATGTACCGAGGATTTGATGGTGAAATATATCATTGGTGGGTTCAAGACAAGGCAGGTAAGATAATTGATTTAACTGCTGACCAGTATTATTCCAAGAATAGAGTTCCACCGTATGACAAGGCTGAGAAAGCAGGTATACTTGGCTTTGAATACAAGAAAAGAGTGAATGAGTTGTATCGTAGAGTTACCATCGAATTGAGTGGTAAAAAATTAGGACTATTAGAATATTATGAGTAAAAAACACTATGTCAACAATGCTGACTTTCTAGCATCTCTGATTGATTATAAAAAGAGATGTAAAGAGGCGGCACAGAATGATAAGGAAGATCCACCAATCCCAAATTATGTTGGTGAATGTTTCCTTAAAATCGCAGAACATCTATCCCGTAAGCCTAACTTTGTATCGTATTCATTCCGAGATGAAATGATTGCAGATGGTATTGAGAACTGTATTCAATACTTCCGTAACTTTGACGAAACGAAATCAAAGAACCCATTTGCTTACTTCACACAGATTATTTACTTTGCTTTCTTGCGTAGGATTACCAAAGAGAAGAAACAGTTGTATGTCAAGTATAAGGCAACACAACAGTTTGGTTTACTAGGCGAAGGTGAGATGTATGAGGACGCTGAAGGCAATATGCAACAGTTTGTCCTGTATGATAACATCGCAGAGTTTATTGAAACCTTTGAAGATGCCAAAGAAAAGAAAAAGAAAGCAAAGACAAAAGGACTAGAGAAGTTCCTTGAAGCTGAAGAAATCATTTCTGAAGAAGATTTAGATAAATGAAAATTGCCTTAATTAATGACACCCATGCTGGTGCTCGTGGTGATGACCCACGATTTAATGAATACTTCTTCAAGTTTTGGGAAGGCACATTCTTTCCATATTTACAAGAAAATAACATTACACAAATTTGCCATTTAGGTGATGTTGTTGACCGCAGAAAATTCATTTCATTTGTAACCCTCAATTCATGGCGTAAACGATTCTTTGATGTTCTCAGAGAGAGAGGTATTAAAATGGATGTGATTGTTGGTAACCATGATGTTACTTACAAGAACACCAATGAGATTAATGCCATGCACGAATTGTTTGACCATTATAATAACATTAATGTTTA